TAAGAATTGTCATATCTTGATTCTTACCCAAAAAGAGGTATTTTTTTCCAAAGACACAAACTATTTTACACTACCAAGAAAGAATAAATTTTTATTTGTAGGGCTGTCTGTTTCATTGATAACAAATATTGTTTTGGTAGTAAAGATTTTAGGACAACCATAAGTATTGCAGATTAGAAAGAACCGTTACCCAAAGTAGGAGGGTAGCGGTTTCTTTTTTTGAATGAATAGAGGGCATCTGCTTTTGACAGACACCCTCTAATACGGTTCTATGTAACGGTCACTTCTTATACTTAGTCCTGTGAAGTATTTTTTTCTGCGATTGAACACCTAAAAGATAACCGTACATAAAGGCGTTTTCCGCCCCTTGCTGATAATCGCATACCGCCTTTTTATCATATATGCCAAATCCAATGTCGAAAAGTTCTTTGATAATTTGTTTGTTACGTTTAACTTTCCAACTGACACGCAACGATTTAGCGGATTTCAGCATTGACAAAGCTTGTCTGTTTAATTCCCTCTTTCTGATTTCCTCTTTCCAATCAAGAAAATATTTTTGAAGAATGTATGATGATTCTATGTCTGTCAATTCTGCAAATCTGTCTAACAGCTTTTCGGGAAGATACTTTGAACGCATGACTTTCTTTATAATTTCCTCAATCTCTTTCAGATTTTTCAAGTCTTTATTTAACACAATACATTCCCTTGCGTGTTTTACAAGCACAAATTTCTTTACTTCTACATGATGAACCCTTTCAAGCCTAAAAATATCTTCCGCCCCTAAATCGTCAGCTGAAACAGCGTACATATAAGGAATGTCACGTTTTACAATAGAATCATATGCTATACTCATAATTATTATCCTTTCTTTTGGTTGGGAAGCATGCTACAATGAACATACTCCCTTTAATTTGCGTAGTGGCTTATTACTGGGTAGCGGCTCTATGGTATTTGCGGTACTGTAGAGCCTTTTTAATTACTACAATCAATCTGCATCAACTCCTTTCCTAGATTTTGTTTATGGCTTCTATCAGCAAATCTATTTCAAGATGCGTGTAGACGGTTTCTGTAACGGTCTTTCCTGCATGACCTACTATTTTCCTAATGATTTTATCATCAACCTCATTTTCCGTTAAGAGAGAAATACAGGTGTGTCTGGTATCATGGGGTTTATGTTCAAAATTCAGTAAATCCATTGTAGGCTGCCAATAACTATCACGAAAATTTCTGTCTTTAAATTGACCTCCTTGTCTGTTGGTAAAAGTATATTCAGTATTTTTAGATAGCCAATGCTCAAAGAATGGAGCAATCTTTTCAGCAATCGGCACGGTTCTGATACCTGCATCTGTTTTTGATTTTGTTACTTCAAAGTATCTGTCTGCTAAATGGACATCTTCCGTCTTTAGATTCCATAATTCCCCAACACGCAATCCGGTGTAGATAAGTACAAGCGGAATTTGCATATATTCATCATGGTTTACGACATTCCATAGCTTTTCTATTTCTTCCTTGCTAAATGTGGTATGTTCATTTTTGTTTGGATTACGGTCTTTGTATTTTCCAATATCAACAAACTCTGAATAATCTTTAGAGCAGACATCATTTTTCATTGCATAGCTGTACATAACATTGAACAGGACTTTTAATTTGCGAAGTGTGGGGGAATTCTTGCCGCAATCGTCAACTATGCCCTGCAAATGGGAAAGTCTTATATCTGCAAATACCATATGTTGTATATCGGTACAAAGTTTATAGGCGGCATTATACCCATGTATATTGCTTTGTGAGATATTGGGAAAATGTTCTGTACTCCACTTCTCATATATTTCTGCAAATGTTATCTTGCTTGCATCAATGTTATATGGATTTTGTATGTAGTTGGAAAGAGCTATTTGTGCATCTGTCCTTGTTTCAAAATATCCTATATTTTTTCTGATTTGTTTTACCCTGCCTTTTTCAGTGTCATATTTCCAACCGACAGTAACCGTTACTCTAAAAGGTTTCCGCAAGTTACCTTTAACGTGTGTGATAGAGCCTGTGCCATTACCGTTTCTGGAGGGCTTACCGTTTCGTATGCGTGATACCTTTGGCGTGGGAACGGCAGTATCAACGGATTTTTCTTTTAACGGATAAAAGCAATAACCGCATTGAATGGAATATTCTGAAATATCTTTACCGCATTCCGGGTATTTGATTAGAGCCATTAAATCACTTCCTTTCTGTTGAATTATTGTTTCGCTTTTTTTGCATATGAAATGATTGTGGTGTGCAAGGATTGTGACAAAATGTTTGATTTCTTCGATTAGCAACAAACTGTTTATGACATTTTGGGCAAGTTTTTATAATGCCACTACCGAGCGTGCCAGATTGCATAAGTAAGCATAAATGATAAGCTGATAAGTGCAGCAAGTTTTCACAGTTGAGACGTAGACTTAAAGTTTGATTATCCCATTGTGTAGTAAAACCAATTAAAGATGGTGTATATAGGTTAATGTCTGCATGCTTTGAACTTTGGAGGCTACCATATTCCATTTTGGATAGGATTTTTTTATCTTTTGGTGTGAGCAATAAAGAGATGTTTATTAGATTTTCCCATCCGTAATAGCTGATAATTCGCAAAAAATCACTACGCAAAGACATAAGACCAACAGCAAGTGAAGAAATAGGAAATAAATTAAATTGCGAGTATGGAATTACAGAACGTAAAATATTTTTTTGCATTTCATCTAATTTATCCGATGAATCATTAAAAAATTCTTCATTTGAAATATTGGTAAAGGGCGCAGCATCTAGTTTTTTATTCCAAAAAGGCAGACCATGAACTTTACAAAAATGTAATATCAATTTAACATCATTATCGGTGATGGCAGCATTTCCTGCTGATTGAGTATGGGTAAATATATCTGGAGATAGTTTCGAGTATAAAGTCATGAGTGCCCAGAAAAAGCTACTATTATCAATTTCTTTATATTCAAATAAGTTTGACTCGGTATTTTTAATACTGCTACCATAAATAAATTTAAATCCATTAATTTCAATACATTCGTATTTTTCCCATTTACTTATTTTTGTGACAACACGAATATAAGGCGTTGGGAGCATAGATTCATTTCCGCAAAAATCTTGATAATTCATAAAAAATCACCTTTTTAAATAAGTTTATGTTTTGGTTTATGTTTCTGCGATGAATTGCATCATATAACGAGGTACAATGTCAACAACTTCATGAAGTACAACAATAATTTTGGAGGTAAAGAAGATGCGTAACAGAGAAATCAAAGAATATATAAAGTCAAAAAATATACCTATGTGGAGAGTTGCAGAATGTTTAGGGATTGCTGATAGTTCATTCAGTCGTATGCTTCGGTATGAAATTTCAGAAGAAAAGAAATCTCAAATCAAGGCGATTGCAGATGAATTAGCAGAGGAACAGTAAGGCGGTGAAAGTATGGCAGAAAATAATTCGACTTTAACAGTCGCACAGGTGGCGGCAGTTTTGCACAGGGATAATCAGACTATCCGCTATTTACTGGATAATAAACTTGTTTCGTGGGGAATGAGTTTCCGAAAAAGAGGTAGCAAGCGAAAAACATATATCATTTATGCAGATAAATTCATGCAGGAAACAGGCATAAAGATTGTAGAAAGCGAGGTATCTAAATGAATATTCTGAAAAGATACCGACTGAAAAAACAGCAAAAAGAGCTTATGCGTAGATATGCGATATTGGAGCAGTTGCAGACAGAACACAACGAGGATGAATATTTCTACAAATATACACAGTGTGAAATGGATTCCCTTGACGAACAAGCGGAATATATCCGGGGGATTTTAGAGGGGCGGTGGGACGCATGACCGCTAATGAGGTTTATGAAAATAATTTGCGACACTTTAAGATAAAAAAGCGGTATGGAGATAAATCACAATGCCAATGCCCGGCACATGCTGATAAACACGCTTCATTGACAATCACAAAAGGCAGAAAATGTACTTTATTTTACTGCCATGCAGGGTGTACCGTTGATGATGTGCTAAATGCAGCAGGACTTGAAAAGAAAGATACCTTTTATGACGTAGAGCCGAGAAGTCCGAACTGGAAAGCCTATGTTGAAGCTAGGGAGAAACGCCGGATTGAAGCAGTTTACAATTACGTTTCAATTAACGGTGCTTATGCTTTTGCTAAAATTCGATGTGAGGGTAAGAAAATCATTTATGGCAAATTGCAGAATGACCGTTTTACATATGGTTTGGGGCATGATGTAGGTAGAAAGAGTTATAAAGCCATTTATGGAAGCCTACAAGCCATAAATAAGGCGATTGCAGAGGATAAACCCATATTCATACCAGAGGGCGAAAAAGATGCCGATACGCTCATAAAGCAAGGCTGCACAGCTTTTACTTATGGCGGTGTGAATGATTGGCAATCGGATTTTGCTACATTGGTGCAGGGGGCAGATGTTTATATTCTTGCAGACAATGACGAAGCTGGAAAGCGTGTTGCTGAAACTATTCAGAACGACATTAAAACGGCTGCAAAGAGCAGTAAAATCATTGTACCTATGCCAGACACGCCTAAAGCGGATATAACGGATTATTTCAGCGCAGGACACAGCAAACAGGAGTTTGAGAAGATGCTACAGCAGGAACAGAGTACCGTTAAAAAAACCGTAAGGGAGTGTACGGCGGTTCACAGTACCGCTATAGAGCCGCAGAAACGGCAAGAAAGCCGCTTAGAACAGGTGTTAAAGGATTTACACGCTGAACGGTATGAAACATCAGATAAAGGCTTCGGGCGGCTATTTGCGGATGTTTTTAAGGACAAGCATAGATATAACCCATCCAGAAAAGATTTTATGAGGTATGACGGTAAACGGTGGATTGATGATATTGAGGGGTTGAGTGCGAGAGCATCAGCAAAGGTTTTATCAGATGCACTTGTGCGATATGCAGTAAATGTTGATACAGAGGGCAAGTATCTCAAAGCAGTAGCGGCATTGTGTAATATCAGAAACCGAAACAATATGCTACAGGACAGCAAAGATGTGTATTTCTTCAGCAATGAGCAGTTAGATGTGAATGATTATCTTTTGAATGTGCAGAACGGCACACTGGATTTATCCGGGAATGAGCCTGTATTTTTGAGCCATAGCCCCGATATGCTTCTTTCAAAGATATGCAATGCTGAATATGAGCCTGCTGCCGATTGCAGAGAATGGAAGAAATTTCTCTTGGAAATCATGCAGGACGATAAGGAGAAAATATCGTATCTCCAAAAGATAGCAGGGCTTTCATTGACAGGGAACACAGAGCAGGAAACTTGTTTTATTCTCTATGGAAGTACCACACGAAACGGAAAATCTACTTTTTGCGAAACACTGATACATCTGTTGGGCGATTATGCGGTAACAATGAAGCCGGAGAGCCTAGCAGTAAGACAAAATCTTGACAGCCGACAGGCAAGCGGAGATATAGCACGATTGGCGGGGCGTAGGTTCTGTAATGCCAGTGAGCCGCCAAAGCGAATGTTATTTGACACAGCTTTATTAAAATCACTGTTAGGCAGGGATAGCATTACAGCAAGGCATCTGTATCAGAGAGAAACAACATTTATTCCCAAATTTAAACTTGTGATAAATACGAATTTTCTACCAACGATTACAGATGATACGGTTTTTAGTTCCGGCAGAATCAATGTTATTAGTTTTGACCGACACTTTGAGCCGCAGGAACAGGATAAAGACCTAAAGAACCGATTGAGGGATAAAAGTGAAGTGTCGGGCATCTTGAATTGGTGCATTGAGGGATTGCGGTTGTACCGCAAAGAGGGATTGAAGCCCCCAGCAGCAGTGCAGACCGCTACAGATACTTACAGGACGGACAGCGACAAGGTAGGCAATTTTATCAACGAATGTCTGACTAAGACTGGCAGGAATAGCAAGGCAAAAGATGTTTATGAAGCCTATACGAAGTGGTGTGATGATAACGGTTTTGGATGTGAAAACAAATCGAATTTCTTTGCAGAATTGAAAACAAAGGGTGTATTTGCGAACAGCGGAACGGTGGAGGGCAAGACCGTAAAAAATATTGTAAAAAGCTACACATTGGAGACAGATTTTGTTGAGTATGAGGGGCAAGAGCCGCTGCCTTTTGACTAGAGAAAATTGGGAATGTGCAATTTGTTCAAAGTAAATGTAAATTCCCTATAAGGGCTTAACTTCAAAACATTACATATGAAATGAACATTTTGCATAAATCCAGTAAAATCAATGGTTTCAAGCACTTTAATAGATTGAAGTGTGCAAAATGAATGTAAATAATTTTACGGTTTTTGTAACGATATTTCAGAAAGTAGGTGCATTATGGATTATTGGAATTTGTATAAGGATGTGTGGAATTTCCACAAGAAATATTCAAAGGTACAGACAGATGATGCGTACTGGGAAGCGGTAGTTGATGAAAGTGGCCGGATAGCAAAGAAGTATGATAACCATAAATTTGCTATTGCGTTATTACTGGCGGTTATTGATGAACTGGAACGGATTTATAAGGAGATGATGAAAAATGCAGACACAGCAGTATCAGGATTATATGCGTAGTGATGAATGGGAAGACAAGAAACAGGAACGTATAGCCATAGATGGCGGCTGCGTGATGTGCGGCAGACCAATAAGCAGGATTAGGAGCGTACAGGTGCATCATATCACTTATGCCAGATTAGGCAATGAGAATGTGCTGACAGACCTTTGTACTCTATGCGGTTCGTGCCATAAGAAGATACACGCTTACTATAACCGCAGGAGGGCGTGAAAGACTAAGTACAATGTACAATCTTAACATCATAAAAAGGGTTTTAACAATATTAGCTGAAAATCAGCGGAAAAGAGGTAAAGCATGGGAAGAAACAGCTATCCACAAGGACAGATTGATGATATGGAGTCGTCAACGGTGCAGGAACTTGTCACATCAATGAAGCAATTACACGACAGAGGAAAGCCGGAAACGGACGAGGAAATCAAACAGAGGATTGACGAGTATTTTTCATTCTGCCAGCAATCAAGTATTCGTCCTGGCATTGAATCTCTCTGTATGGCATTGCATATCAGCAGGACAACACTTTTTAACTGGAATAACGGAACAGGATGCAGTGAGATGTGTCAAGAGTTGATACAATCGGCAAAAGCGTTTATAGGAGCATTTATTGAGCAAGCCATGTTAGGCGGCAAAATAAGCCCTCCGAGCGGCATTTTCTTAATGAAAAATTGGTTGTCTTATAAAGATGCTATCAGTATTGAAGAAAGCATACCAAACAAAGAGACAAAGCGTATTCTGACTGCTGCCGAACTGCCTAAACTGGGAGAGCCTACAAAGACACAAGGCGAGGATTTGCCGAAATTGGGAATGAAGCTGGATTATGAGGAGGGAGAAAATGAGTTTTAAAGCATATGTTGAAGAAATCTTGCAAAATGAGGTTTTAAGTGTGGTTAGGCAGCAGGGATATGTTCTTGAAACTGAAATCTGTACTATGATAAGTGAGAAATACAATATTTCTTTATACATAGTGCGTGCAACACTTGGAAGGATTTATCCTGAAATGTCGTTACTGAAAAGGCGTATGTCGAACGATTTGAAGCGGTTTTATGGATTGGATGTGAAGGGATATCCGATTGCATATTTCCCGAATAAATGATTTTTGGTAACTATTAAAATTTTCATAAAGAGAGAATGAGGTATAAGAAATGGACTACGCACAAGTGGCAAAGCTACACAACAAAGTTTTTAGCACACCGAGGAACAGCCCGGAGCGAGAGCAAGCCATAAATTCATTAAGTGAAGCAGAACGGACGGCGGTATTTAGTCTTGAAAAAGATTATATGCTTGGACGTATCACAAGAAAGGAGATTGCAGAAATGGCACAAAAAGGAAACGGAACTATGACCTATGAACAGTTTGTGAAGAAATCAGAAAGTAATGAAAAGGGAGTAATGCAGGAGTTATCACAATTCGCTATGAAATCCCCGGAATTATACCAGCAGTACCGGGAGAGATACCACTGGGAGCAGAATGAGCAGACAAGGCTACACAATAGGCGGCTGACAGAAAACACATTCAAAAACAAACCATTTTCAATTAGATAGGAGGGTATGACAATATGACTTATGCAGAATGGAAAGCAATCAAAGCAATAAGGGGCGAGGACAATCAGAAAATTATTAGGAATTTTGAAAGAAGCAATCCCGGACTGGCGGCACTTTTTGAGCAAAAAGAGCAGGAAGAAAAAGCGAAAATGCAGCAGATCATGACCGAGCCGGACAGAATGGAACGCTGGAAAAAGATGGCGGCGGTATTTCCAACAGATGAAGATTGGTTAAAGCGTAGACAGCGAGAAGTAATGTAGAGAGGGGAAAATATTATGGATATAAAATCAATTCAAACCACATTTTCAAAAATTGTAGAAGCAGCAGGAGAAAATGGCGTTACTGATGAAAAAATGGCAAGTGAAATTGTTAAAAAGCATAAGGTAAGCAATTTTGAAGCTATGAACGCATTGCAGGAAATTAACAAGAATTTAGAGGCAGGAATAGCACTTGAATATGATAAAGGCGTTTTCTTTTACAGAAAGCTAAAACAGCCTGAACAGTCTACGCAAAAGCCGGAGCCGGAAGAATCAACAGCGGTAAGGCTTGCTAAGAAATTAGCCCGGCAGAGAATGGGAGAAAAAGAAAGGCTGGAAATTCTCAAACATTATATGTAGGAAGTGGGTGTAATATGGATAAAAATACGCTTATAAATAATCTGCTTGCAAATTATGGCAAATATGGCGTTACCAGAACCGAATCAGAACCGATTATAGAATGGCATACAGAACTATGATTTGTCCTTAGAAGCTATCTACAACGGTTTGAGAATGAGCCTTGCATCTGCATTTAATGAGCATGAGTATTTCTCTTTAGATGATGTAATGGTGATAACTGGGGAAAGTCGGGAAGAACTTTTACAGCGGATAGATCAGTGCAGACAGGAATTGATAGAAGCAGGAGAAAACCCAGACGAGTATTTCAAACCTGTAGAGCCACAGAGGGTAGCAGTCTATTATTTTCCTAACGGTTTGCATTAACGGAATTTTTTCTTGAATTTATCCGGGGATTATGCTATATTATAGATACAAAAGAGGAAACAACCGCCCACAAAGTGGTTGACCTCACAAGATTAGACGATAAGCCTACCTGTTCCGCCAAGATACAAGGTAGGCTTATTTATTTTCGCTTGTTCCTCTTATCGAGAAAGGCAAGCAACGCTATAACAAAACTACCAAAGGCAATCAGCAGAGCTAATATACCTATGAAAATCGAAATGATTTCAAAAGCTGTCATTTGCGCCACCTCCCCTCTTATGTACTCCGGCAAACCGGGCATGAAGTTTTGGGAGGTTACCACCTTGCAACACGATTGGTCCTCTCTGATATTCTATCATATTCGTTCTTTTATGACAATTCCCAGATTCCCCTACAAGTATTATTTTCCTATTTTTCTTTTTGAATAGTCTAAAACTATAGATTAAAATATACCATTTTCTATTGACAATAACAGCAACAACAAGTATAATTTTGGTATAAATTTATTTATAATTATTTTTAGACTATTTTAGAGAAAGAGAGGGAACAGTTTATGTGTAAAATATACGGTTATGTAAGAGTTTCTACAATCCAACAGAAAGTAGAAAGGCAGATAAACAATATTATAGGATTCAATGGGGATGCAATCATTATATCCGAAAAGCAATCCGGCAAAGACATAGATAATAGGGCAGAGTTTAAGAAACTGCTGAATAAGGTAAAGCAGGGAGATACAATAATATTTGATGAAGTCAGTAGAATGTCAAGAAATGCTGATGAAGGCTTTTCTCTGTATATGGAACTTATGAGCAAGGGCATTTCCCTTGTGTTTCTGAAAGAGCGGCATATAGATACAGACGAATACAAACGCCGGACACAAAAGCATATAGAGAAAGTATCATCCAGTAATAAGAAAATGGATAACCTCATAAATGGAATACTAGAACTTGTGGCAGAGTTTGAGCAGGAAAACTTGAAAGATAATATCCGGCTTGCATTTGAACAGGCAGAGCATGAGAGGCAGTTTCTTATTAAGAGGGTAACGGAGGGCAAAGCTACATCAAGTAAGAAGCAAGGCAGACCAGAGGGAAGTTGTAATATAAAGACAGATAAAGCAGAGCACATAAAACAGACGATAAAGGATTTATCAAAGGACTTTGATGGTAAGTATTCAGATGCTAAGATATTGAGGGAATATTTGCATAACACATCAAAGGGAACATACTATAAATACAAGAAAGAATTGAAAGAAGAAATAGCATAATAGCATATATGCATTATTAAGGGTATCGGCTGCATAGATACCCTTTTGCTTTTCCTTAAATGCTATGCCGTGGGGGTCTTATAGAAAAATGCTGCATAGGAGTAGTTAGTGCCTCTTTTTGCCGGGCATTTTCAAAAAGGCTTAGTCCTGCTGCCAGTCTGAAATATTTTTGAAATATGCAAAAAGGTAGTTTTATGATAAAATAAAAGAGAAGCCGTTGCTTTCGTGGGCTGACTTCTCTTTATATCCTGCATCTACTCAAATTATAGCAAAGAGGTAGGTGCATTGCAATGACGAATGAGCAAATTGCCAGTGAAATTAGGAACGGTTATTCTGTAACGGATTATATGCAATTACTGTATGAAAGCAATCTGCCGTTGATAAAGAAATTCATAAAGCCATTTGCCGCCTATGAACCTATGGAAGATTTATTGCAGGAAGCCTATTTTGGATTGTGGGAAGCGGTACAGCATTATGAAACGTTTGCAAATGTGCGGTTTATGACTTATGCGGAATACTGGATAAAACAATCAGTACAGCGGTATCTTGAAAATTGCGGTTCTACCGTCCGCATACCTACCCACACAAGGGCGAAAATGTCACGCATACGGAAAGCCGCAAGCCAGTTAAGGCAGGAACAGGGCAGAGAGTCGACAGCGCAGACATAGCGGCTTTATTGGGCGTATCGGTGGAAGAAGTGCAGGAGATACAAGGCTATATGCGATCGGTAATAAGTTTAGATACACCGATAGCAGAGGATAACAGCTTGACACTTGCGGACACGCTGCAAGCCGATTTAAGGCTAGAAGATGATACGATAGATAAAATATATGCCGAACACTCTAAAAATGAATTGTGGGGCATTGTGGAGCGTTTTACAAGTGATAGAGAGAACCATATAATAAGGGAGATATTCATAAATAATCGGACAATGGCAGCAGTAGCCAGAGAGCAGGGCATAACCATAGACAGAATACGACAGATAAAGGAAAAAGGACTGCGGCGGCTATGGATAGGCAAGGCAAAGCGTGAGTTATTAGATAAATTTGATATTGTGGAAGCTGGGGCATACAGAAACAGCATGAATAAATTTAATGAGCATGGGTTTACTTCTACGGTGGAATATATTGCTTTACGCCGGGCAGAATTACAAGCAGAATATGAAAAGCATAAAAGACAGATAGAAATTATGCATGAGCAGAGAAAAAAGTGTCTGTAAATAGTGGTTAAATGTAAATCGCAACTCTATTGCAACACCATACAGAGCCGGGAAGCCTTTATTTTCAATGGTACGCAGTTCTCCAAGCGATAACCGGGCAGAACTCAGGATTCAAAGAATATTTACTCCGCAGGTTTTCCTGCGGAGTTTTTCTGCTCCATTAACCTTTCAGACTATTTAGGTTATAATATATTTTGAGCTTATGCAGATTTCATAATGGAAGTGCTTGTATTGGAAGCTGAAACGAAAGATCAAAACGAAAAGCTGATGTGGGGATTTTCCTATATCAGCTTTTGTCATTCTTAGTATTTTTGTAAAAGTGATGTATTTGTATCTTTTCTATTGACAGCCAATCTCCAAAGTGATATATTTGTCTTAATGAGAGATAAATATATCACTTTGGAGGAAATCATTATGAAGAAAAGAACGAAACTCACAATTTGCCTGGGCGTGATATGCGCTCTGCTTGTAGCAATATCTTCATGGTACGCGGCGGCATTTAACAATTCAAGGTTTATTGTGCCTATGGATTTATCAGAATATGTTTTCAGAGTGCAAGATCTGCCTATGATTATTTCCGGCGTACTTCTTGCTTTGTATATTGTGTACCTTTTTATGCTGCTTTTGAAGTCTATCACAACAAACAAGCATAGGGAATTAACCCTGCAATCCACCAGAACAATAAATCCCAAACTGGGCTTTTTAGGTTTGTTAGGATTTGCCGGCTTTTTAGGATTTTGGACTTACAGCGTTGACAAGACAATTTTTCCATTTGTATTTTTCCTGTTTTTTGGCTTTTTCGGATTTTTCTATGAGGGAAAAATGTCAAATACTTTTATAGATGAACGATACAAAGAAAACAAAATGAAAGCGCAAAACGTAGCGAACAAAACGTCTCTGTCCATTATTTTTTTTGCAATACTCATTCTGGGACAGGGAAAGCTCATGAGTAACCTTGAATATACCTTGATTGCTCTTGTTATTGTCGTAACCCTTTCCATAGCACTGGAAATATTTCTCAGCGAATATCTGCTATATCATTATGACAGTGATGAACAGTTTGATGAAAGTGAGGAATGAGCGTGCCGGATTTTGAATGTAGATTAAAAAAATACAGGCTATTAAAGGATTTGACGCAAGAGCAGTTAGCGGCACAGGTAGGTGTGCGGCGAGAAACCATTATGCGGCTGGAAAAGGCACAATACAATCCATCACTTAAACTGGCGATTGATATTTCAAGAGTAGTTGAAACACCGATTGAAGAAATATTCGTTTTCAAGTGATTTGGGTGGGAATAATGCTTACTATACAGGTAGCTGTTCATAGAGATGCAAATCATCCCATAGAGATAAAAATCATCTCATAGACATTTGGCGAATGCCGCGAGGGGGCTATGCGCCAGCGGCACATGGCCGCCAGCACGGACCGAAGCGGAGTATAGTCCACATACCCATATATCGAAGATGTGCTGCGTTCTGCAGCGCTGCAAATTTGATTCCCCGCTGCTTGCAGCGGGGTTATTTGACTTGAGTATGTTAAGAAAACGGGCAAAATTGCAATTTTTTATTGGTAAATTTCGGATAGTATTCCATTTATAATTTTTAAATGGGAATTCTGCTGTAAACTCGTAAGGCACATAGAAATTTGCACAAATAAAGCAAAGGTGAACTTTTGTTCATCTCGTAGAAATGGAGGAAAATATGAGTTTAGGAAACAGTCTTTTTAATGCACGAAAAAGAAGCGGTTTATCACAAGAAGAAGTTGCTGAAAAATTAGGTGTAAGCAGACAGACAATCTCTAAATGGGAACTTGGTGAAACATTGCCGGATATATGGCAGTCTAAACATTTATCGAATTTATATCATGTGACAATGGATGAACTGGTAGATTTTGATGCAGATGTAAAGGAGATTGAGGATATAATTGAAAAGACAAGCGAAAAAACACAACAAAAAATTGACTGGGCAAGTGTATGGGGAAAAAAATATCCGGTACTGACAACCTATCAGGAAAAAGTTGAAGTGGACAATTATATAATCAAACTAAATGAACTGCTTAACAGTCTGAAAACCAGATACGGATATAATGATTTAGATGCTATGCTAGTGCTAAAGGATATTTTATCACATGCATGGACGAATGAGGAACAGCAATAAGATAGTTCCGCATAAAGATATGGGCGGGTTACCTGTTACTCCTTATAAAGTTTTGCAATCCGTCCATAAAATTGTTTCTCATCTGAAAAAAACGATAAACCGCCAAACAGGCTAAGGTTCCGATTAAAGGAACATTTTTAAAGGTAGTGTAAAATAGTTTGTGTCTTTGGAAAAAAATACCTCTTTTTGGGTAAGAATCAAGATATGACAATTCTTA